AAGATTGTTACCATCCTTGGAAGTACAAGACTATTATAGAGGATTATGAGGCTGTTTCAGTAGCAAAAGATTTAGGTGGTGTACCTATCCTTCAGATAGATCAAAACTGGCTTGAAGAGGCACAGAGTGATCCTACGGGTACAAAAGGACAGCAACTTGCACAGATGCAATCTGATCTTGGTGCATTGCATTCAGGGGAGAGTACTTATTTGATTCTTCCTTTGGCTTATGATAATTCAGGTAAAGAGCTTACTAAATTTCAGCTTAAAGGTGTAGAGGGCAGTGGTAAGCAAATGAGTACACGAGATATTATCAATGGCAAACAGCTTGAGATACTTATGATTTATCTTGCTGATGTCTTGAAACTTGGTAATGAGTCTCATGGTTCTTTTGCTCTTTCTGAAAATAAACAGACTCTTCTTTCTTATGGTATTCAGCACCATCTTCAACTTATATCTGATGTTTTTAATAATGATCTTATTCCTCATACCATGAGAGTAAATGGATGGAATATGCCTAAAGAGAGAATGCCTAAGATAAGGTTCAAGGATCTTGATTCTGAATCCCTAGACAGCGTAGGTAAATTTATACAACGGGCTGCTTCTGTTAATTTTATGCCTCGGACACGAGAGACTGTAAATGAAATGCTTGAGAAATCAGGATTTGATTATAGGGTTCAAGAGGGGGATATAGAAGACCTCAGTAATGTATTTACTGCTAATACTCTTTATCCTGAGATTTTTACTGATAATGAAAGCAGATCAGGTGATGGTATGGAGGAAGGTTTGAACTCTGGTACAGGATCAGCACAGGGCAATAACAGTTCTTTGAATCAAGATAATGCGTCTTAGAACGCATCATAGGCGAGGTATATATGCCGGTATATAAATGCTCTAATGGGAAATATAGGATAGGAGAGGGTGAGTGTATCTATGATACAAAAGAAAAAGCAGAAGGGGCTATGGCAGCTATGTATGCAGAAATGGATAAGAATATGAATGATGATGGGGTTTTAAATAAGAAATACACTCTCTGTAAATCAGTAGATGAAGAAAAAAGGATATTTTCTAGTATCGCTTTAAAAGCTAATTACAGAGATGATGATGGTATATGGCAAGATTATTGGCCTGAAGAAGTAGTAGAAGAAGCTGCTTATGACTTTATGCTTAACTGTCAAAAGGGTAATCTTCAGCACATAATGAATACTGATGAGATTAAAGTAGCGGAGTCCTTCATAGCTCGTTCTGATTTCCCTATGGGGGATGGAGAAGTGAATAAAGGGGATTGGATTGTTTCTTTTAAAATACTTGATGATGATCTTTGGGATATGTGCAAGAAAGGGTATTTTACTGGTCTTTCTGTAGGGTGTAGTCTTGTAGAATATGAGGATGAGGAATAAAGAAATTAGGAGAAATTATGGAGGATAAAGATAATCTAAATAAAAAGAAAAGAAAAATCAAAAAAGTAGATTTTAGTGGTGATAATTCTCATATTTGCATTTGTAGTACACCCGCAAATGGGCAAGAGGATATCACTATTATGAAATCTAAAGGAGGTAGTTTGGGAGATAAAGATAATGATGTAACAAAAGATGTAGTTCAAAAGGCAGAGGAAGTAAGAATTACTACCTCTATGGCTACTTTTCTTGAGACATTTTTTAGGATGTTTCACGAGGACGCTAATGAACTCGCTGAAATCCTTGGGTATGAACCTACTGAGTGGTTTTTTGATATGGTGGGTGATGACACTATTGTAGAAATGCTCAAGAGCAAAGAGCCTGATGAAGTAAAAGATATAGTACATGATGATTTTACTGTATCGAAAGAGGTATACGAGGCATTGAAAAAAGTAAGACCTTATTTTAATAAAATAAAAAAGAATAAAGAAAAGGAGAAAACAATGGCAGATAAGGATCTGGAAAAACGGCTGGAAGAACTTGAGAAGTCTCAGAAAGCAAAAGATGAAGCCCTTGAAAAGGCTAATCAGGAACTTGAGAAAGAACGCCAGAAAAGAGAATCTCTTGAAAAGGCTTCTCTTGAGAAAGAAAAGAAAGAGTACGAAGAACTCTTTAAAGGGTATTCTTTTGTAGAGGAAACTGATGTACCTTGTCTTGTTGAAACCGCTATTAAATGCAAAGACATTGAGGGGTTTCATGATGTCCTAAAAACTCTTGAGAAAGCTAATACCGCTATGAAGAGTGCTCTTGAGAAAGAACACGGATCAGATGAGGATAAGGATGTTACTGGTGAGTCACCTAATCTGAGTAAAGTAGGTGAACTTATTAAGCAGCGTAAAGAACAGTAGAAGTAAAAGTTAAAGAGAACTGAAAAAATAAAAAATAAAATAAAGGAGATAAAATATGTCTGCTGATGAAACAAGAGGTCCGAAATACAGTGAAGTGGTTAAGAAAGAGCTTTGGCCAGATAAGAGATGGTGTCGGGCGACCGGTACTGTACTGATTGATAGTGATTCAAAGATTGGTACTGCTGTGTATCTCTCTGGAAGTACTTATACTACTGTTACTTCTGGGAATGAAAGTTCTACCGATGGTATTATTATTGACAGTTCTGTGTATAATTATGATGCATCTGATACACCTACACTTGGCCTTTTGGTTAAAGGACCGGCTATTGTAGCTAGTGATGCTCTTACTATTGGTTCTGGTACTAAAGCTACGGCTATTACGGCTTTGGAAGTACTTGATATTTCATGTGAAGATGCAGTGGAATAGCTCAATACAGTAACTCAATAAATTATTAAGTAAATTACTAAGTAAATAAATAAAAAAATATACATAAGGAGAATATAATGGCGGTAACAAGACATTTGACTAATGGCAACGAAGTTGTCGATTGGGTAGATGAGGTTAATGAAGTTCCTAATCAGTACGGTTGGTTCAACGGATCTAACCTCTTTGAAGGTAAAGGTGTAAGTACAAATACTGTACTTTTTGATAAGAACACTCGTAATAACTCTATGCTTCCCCAGGTTAATAGGGTAGGTGGAGAAGCATTCCATAATAAGGATAGAGATGTAAGTACCTATTCTGTTGCTCTCCCGTATTTTCTTCATACGGATTACGTAACCCCGGATGATATTCAGGGATGGCGTAAAGCAGGAACCCCTGATCAGGCAGAAGATTTTGCTTCAGTGATGGCTGACAAGATCGAGGATATGAGGTTTAATGCTGATCAGTCTAGGGAGTATATGAAGATTAATGCCATTAAGGGCGACACTGTTGATCCTGAAGGCAATACTGTTGTTGATATGTTCACTGAGCTTGGTGAAACTCAGAAGGAGATTGATTTTAAGCTCGGAACTGCTACTACAGATATTGATGGTAAGATCGCAGAAATGAAGCGGTATGTTGCTAAGAATGCAAAGATCGGAGGGGCTATTGGTAGAACTCAGGCTGCTTGTTCCCCTGAGTTCTTTGACGCTTTTGTAAAACATCCTAATGTGAAATCCGCTTATCAGATGTATCAGAACAGCGGTAAACAGCTTCTTCGGGATGACCTCTCTATGTATGAAAGGTGGGGAATTGTAGATGTATTTGAGCACAAAGGAGTTACTTTCTTTGCTTATGATGCTACTTTTACTCAGCCTGATGGTACTTCTGTAAGGGCTTTTGGTACTACAAGTACCGAATACACTAAGCAGGTAGGCTATAGCATCATTTCTGGTGTAAGAGGTCTTTATCGGGCTTATTATGGTCCTACTAACACCCTTACCGGTGCTAATTCAGTTGGTAGAGAAATGTATCTGTATCAGTACAGAGATCCGAAGGATAAATACCTTGAGCTTGAACTTGAGATGGCTCCTCTGTATATGATGACTAAACCTCTTGCTTCTGTAAAACTCAAGACTACTACTTAGGTGTGTTGTTTGTAAGAGGAATATCTAATAACAGGGGGGTTCTTCCCCCCTTTATATAAAAGGAGAAAATATGAGTTATTTTCCTACTATTTTTACACATGAGATAGTAGATACAGCAGGAGAGAGTTCACTTACTCTTAAAAATGTAGTAAAGCAGTTGAATGCGCTTCTCAGTAGTGCTTCAAATGATGCTACATCAGGAGATGTGACTATCCCTCTTATTACTGTCTATGACGGGTACACAACTAATGATACTGCTGATATTGATGCTTCACTTGCTGATGGCTTTAATGGTCAGGTTAAAATCATTAAGTTGGAAACAAAAGATACAAATGATCTTGTTTTGACACCTGCTAATTTTGCAGATGGTGCCACTATTACATTCGATGCTTCTGGTGAGGTAGCTGTGCTGGTTTTTATTGATGACAGTTGGCAGTCTGTTTATACTGATGCAACCGTCGCTTCCTCATAATCAAGGTAGGTGGTCTGATATGTCAAGCACTATGAAAGCTACTATACTGGCTTGTGTTGTTACTGTTTTTTTGAGCATAGGGGGTGCTTGGGGGGTATTACAAACTGATACTGCTACTCAAGGATCAGATATAGATACCGCTACAAAACGTATCGAGAAGATTCTGCATATTATTTCAGAGCAACAGAAACAAATAAATAAAAATAATGTTGAAATAAACAAGAATCGCAAAGACATAGGGTACATTAAAGATACTCTTTGTCAGTTGAACGATAATTTAAAAGGTCTTAATAAAAGCCTTGATACTATTTCTGAAGTGGCCTTCCGTATGGATGAGCGTATGAAGAATTTAGAAGAGATAGAGTAGCCAAAAGGAGAGATAATGGCTCTTACAGATATAGAAAAAGTGAGACATCAAATAGGTGATTTTGAGGAACCTTATGTCTTTACTGATACTCAGATCCAGAATTATCTTACTTCAAATGATAATTCTATTCCTGATACTGTAGAAGAACTCAGGGATATTATGATGGCTTATATAGCATCTCAGCCTACTGAATTCAGGTTAGGGGATTTTTATGAGGATAATTCTGATAAATTTGAAGCTTATATTAAAGCAGTAGATCGGGCAGAAAAAACAAAAGGTAAAAATGCTATTCCTGTTATTGGTGGTACTTCTAATCCATCTCCTTTTTCTATAGGTATGTTCGATGAATAAGTATACTAAAAGCATATATCGTATTCTTTTGAAGTTCGGTACAAAAACTGAATATACTCTCCGTACAGTGGTTGAGG